TTATATCATTTTTCCTTCATAATGTACAATCGTCTTATATCTAGACGAACCTATATATATATTAACGATATACTTATCACCATTCTTCTTTATTAAGTAAAAACTATCAGAAGAACCATCTGTTAAGTCGCATTTTCTGTAACTATCCACCAACTCAAAATAATCCAAATACTCGTCTGTCTCAACGAAATATACCTTTTCGCCAATCGGTACTTTGTACCAAGTATAACCGAAAGAAATATAAGTCCCATCCTTCTTGGAGCCTATACGAAAATCGGTTTCGTTCTCAATCGTGAATTTATCAATCTGATGTCTGACTCCAGCAACCTCTATATAGTTTGAAGTCAGCCCAACTTCCTCACCAGAATCCTTGCTACATGATACAAGCAGCAAGATAAACATCATAAAACATAAAATCTTTTTCATATCTCACAATTTAATTAATAACATATCTTGCAAGGAGTTCTGCCCATATCCTCAGCTTCCTCCTCGCTTATCTTTTCTATTTCTCCTGAGCAACGAGAGAGACCACGGCAATCAGGGTCACAATGATACTTGGTAGAAGTTTTTCCAGTACATATATATACTGACTCTGATTCATCTTTGCGACCATAATAGATTTGCTTATTTTCGTCACAAATAGAACAAGAGACCTTACCTTTATCTATAGCTTCTTCTAATCTTATAGATTCAACCTTACCACTTCCAACCGTAAGCCCTGCACAATCAGAATAATAATGGTAATATTTAGGATTTGAAGAGATATAAAAAACCAAATCATCTAAATCTCTAGACCTAACGTCCCTCTCCATTCCCTTGTATATGGCTATCTCATTTCTTAGGGTATCAACTTCCTTTTCTAAAGTATTGACTCTTTTTCTCAAATATTCGTCTCCACAAGAACAAAGAGTAAAAAGAACAATAAAAAGATATGCACAATACTTCATACCTACCACATTTTAATTATCCTACATTTTCTTGTCTCATTCCACCGCCTAAGATAGATAGAAGCTGGTCGTATCGTTTCTCCAGTTCCTCGTACTTTGCCTTCCAGACAGAATCATCAGAATCTGATTCTTTAGGATGAATAGCATCAGCAGCATAATCTACACTAGTCTTTTCTGCAACATATTCGGCAGTTTCGCCTACTTCTATTGGCTCAACACCACGCATCAACCATTCAGCAGACACATCTGGGTAGGCTTTTAGGAAGTTCTCTACCAACGTGGAAGACAACGTCTGCTCACCTTTAACTTGTCTAAGAACCGTAGATTGATTCATATTAAGCGTTTTTGCCAAAGCATTCAATGATATACGATTATCATCAATATACGCTTTAATTCTTTGATACACAGTTATTTCCATACATTTTACATTTTTATACTATACTTAAACTATGCAAATCGGGATAACTTTTTCCCAAAAATATTTGGTTAGTTAGGCGGATTTGCTTATCTTTGCACTCGTAAACAACAAGTTGCTTAATTATTAGAAGCAAAAGTACAATAAAAAATTAAGATATGCAAGCAAAAAAGATAAAAATTATCAAAGTTTCGCCCGAAGGACGTAAAAAACTTGCTGAGCGATATGGATGCCGAAGGGAAACCATCTACAACGCTCTAGGTTTTAGAAGCCATAGCAAGCAATCCGAAGACATCAGACAGGCTGCCCTGAATGAGTTCGGAGGTGTTAAGGCAGATAAGGTAGTATTCTACTAATAATAAAGAAGGAGGTGAATATGAAACTTACTCTAAAGGGAAGTGCTATCAAAAAGGTACATCAAGACAACTCTATTGATTTACTCTGCAATGAGGAGCAGTTGTATGAATGTCTTGACAATGTACGTATAGGACTTATTGCAAAATATCTATTTATGAGATTGAACAATGGAAATTCGTATAAAGGTAAGACTTAAAGATGATAGTCTTGAGGTTTCCTGCTCAAAGAACGGAAAGAGAGTAGATATGACTATACCCTCAAATATTTCTAACATAGCAGGAGTACTTGCGGAAGTGAGTACAAAAATGATAAAGTACAACAATCAAAGAAGGAGGTAACATGATAGACCCAGAGATTAAGGAGCAGCTAGACCGCATAGAGCAGTATTCGCTCATAGCTGCAAAGAATGTGCTCAACATTAATGAAGCTGCAATCATTCTTGGCATGACGGTTAGAGGAGTGAGAGAGAACGTCAGGAACCGCATCATTCCTTGCTATAAACCAAATGTCAACCGACTCTACTTCAAGAAGAGCGAGTTGGAAGAGTGGATGACTCAGAACCGCAGAAAGAGCATGGCAGAGTTGAAATCAGAGGCAGCAGCCTATTGTTTTACCCATTAAACAGATAAACTTATGATAGCAGATGTAATGTTGGTAGCTAGCGTAATCACTATCGCTGTTGCCGTTAAGGAAATTCACTCCTACTTCAATGAGGTAGGCAAGTAAGATATATGGAGATTGAACCTCACAAGAATAGTTAAGTATTAAGTTATTAATGTGTTAAGTCTTATAATGTTTCAGTCATCGAAAACAGCAGAGGTTTTTTGGAGTTTGCTACTCCCAGTCTCCACTATAACTTTGTCGTTATAATTTTACATGTTTTAAGTTTTTTACCCAGCGCAAGTAACTCAGTTGGTAGAGTATGAAGGTTTATGAGCCTTCGAGGTCGTGGGTTCGAGTCCCACCTTGCGCCCCATATCGCCCGATTCCAAGGCTTTATATCGGATAGGATAAACCTTCCTAGAGAGGTACACGTACCCAAAAGGAGCATCATTAACCACAGATGGTGCTTAGACGTGGAAGTGGCAAGCGAGTACATACACCTGATAGGTGGAATTTGGAAAAACTTGGAGTTCACTTGTGAAGAAGCAGACCTGATGCCGTGACCCTTATATAATAAGGTAGCATCTAAAGGTAGGAGCGCACAACTACAAATCGGTTCTAATGCAGCCAGCACGCTTTCTTTTTTCTATTCGGTTCAATAGTTATAATTGGTTATTTTATAGAAATCAGATATATCACAATATGTGCGATTACTAGTGCTGGGAGTCCTAAGCCTCCATAAATGCAGAAGGGAACCAAGGAGCGATTCAGCATCCGGCAAGATTGTATAGATGTCGCTCCACGGAGGTGGCTGTTTTTATCATATTCATTTTACTGCCCCTCCTTTTCTAAAGGAAATTGCAAATATTGACATATTAGTGTGTTTCATACAGATTACATTTTCGATGCGGTAGCGACCGCTCAGGTTAAACTAAAATAAAATAACTCTCCCCACCATTCGTGAGAACCGTGGGGTTTTTAATTTGAACATTTAAACCATACAATATGAGATATAAAGCAAATAGTTGTCACGATTGTCTCTTCTCGACCATGTGTGACAACCCGAATAAGAACCCAGATGGTGGCTACAAATGCAGCCGCTATGAATGGAAATATCAATAACAACTTAATACATATAAGATATGAAAGAACTTATCGCAATTCAGTCAGAACTGAAAGCCCCGAAGAGTCAGTTCAACAAATTCGGTGGCTACAAGTATCGCAAGGCTGAGGACATCTTAGAAGCTGTCAAGCCTTTGCTAAACAAGCAGAAATGCACGCTAACCATTACAGATGATATTGTGATGGTAGGCAACCGCATTTATGTTAAGTCTACCGCCACTATCAAGAACGAGAAGGGCGAGTGCGAAACAACAACTGGTTTGGCTAGAGAAGAGGAAACCAAAAAGGGTATGGATGGCTGTCAGATTACTGGAGCATCATCCTCTTACGCTCGAAAGTATGCTCTCAACGGTCTCTTTGCCATTGATGATAATTCTAATTCTGATACCACCAACGATGGGCAGCATCAGGAAGCGCAGCAGCAAACACAGACTCAGCAGCCAAACACCCAGCAGCCAGCAACACCTCAGTACCACCCGAGCGACCTGAACGAAGGATTGGGTTATCTGAGCAGATGCGTTAGTAAGAACAATCTGTTGTGGGTAATTCAGCATTACCAGCCGCTCTGCTCTAACGCTCAGTTCATGCAAGCAGTATCAGCCAAGAAGAAACAATTAGGTATACAATAATATGACAGAAACAACAAAGAAAATCAGCCTGAATGTGCCAAATGTCACATTTATAGAAGAGACGCACCAGTACTTCATCGGCAAGAAGGAATTGAAAGGTGTGACGGGAACGCTCATCAAGAAAGCCTTCCCCGACACCTATAAGAATATTCCAGAGTTTGTATTGAAGAAGGCAGCAGAGCGAGGAGGTCTTATCCATAACACCTTTGAAACCTTCTGTTCTATCTTCGATGCAGACATCAAGCAGTACCCGAACCCTACAGAAGAGCTTCTTGCCTTCCATAGTATGTTAGGCGCATACGATTTACACTATGTCGCATCCGAGTATCTTGTTACAGATGGTGAGAACTTCGCATCTGCCATTGATGGAGTCTTCGCTGATGAAGAAGGCAACATCTATCTGGTAGACTACAAGACCACCGCCACCCTCCACTACGACAACGTATCGCTCCAGCTATCCATCTATGCCAAATGGTTCGAGGAGCAGAATCCTGACTTGAAGGTGAAGGAGATTGTCTGCATGTGGTTCAAGAACGGACAGAGCAAGTTCCAGCCACTCCCTAGGGTATCAGATGAGCAGATAGACGAGTTAATCAACGCTTATCTCGCTGAAGATGCAGAGTACCAATATAAGGTGGAAGTTCCTGAGCAGTTTTCGGCACTAGAGCAGGAGTACAGATTGATAACCGCTCGTATGGATGCCCTGAAGATTAAGCAGGATGATGTGAAGGAGCAGATAATGAAGATGATGGAAGCCAACAAGCAGAAATCCATCAAGACCAACATCGGTTCTTACTCTTATGTGGCAGCTACCACCAAGAAAACCTTCGACACGAAGCTGTTCAAAGACACGGAGCCAGAACACTACGAGTACTATCTGAAAGAAACGACCACCAAGCCGTCAATAAAAATCAAACTTAATTAAGTATAGATATGAACGTAAAGTTTACAGGCAAGATTATTGCAGCAGGGCAAGTTCAAATGGGAACTTCCCAAAACGGAACCCAATGGAGTTCTTGTGAATACACTATCGAAGAGTTGAACGAGCAGTACCCTTCAAGAGCCGTTATCTCGGTATATGGCTCAGACAAGTTGCAGCAGTTCAACATTCAGTTAGGAGAAATCATCACCGCCCACATCGGATTGAAGGCACGCCAGTCTAAGGAAGGACGTTGGTTCAATCAGTTGGACTGCTGGAAGGTGGAGCGACCAAATGGTCAGCAGCAAGGTCAGGTTGTCCAGAGTCAGGTTGGTGCAGCACCTCAGCCAGTTGGTGGGTATTACCAACCACAGCAACAGCCAATACCTCTGAGCCAGCCACAGCAGTTTCCCCCTCAGGTTAATGCAAGCGGTCAACCTATTCAGCAGAACGCTCAATATGCAGGTGGTCAGCAGAAAAGTGGTCTCCCATTCTAAGCATTAATATATAAGGTATGGAAATTCATCTAGTAAGAACCTCCACTGGTCTTCGCCCTTACACGGATGATGATTACGAGGAAATGAAAAAGATAAAGGTTGGTTCCATCGTCAAGGCGAACATAGTTCGACCAAGGAACATTAAGTTTCACCGCAAGTTCTTCTCCCTTATCAGAGCAGCATGGGATTGTCTCACAGAGCAGCAGCGCACAAACCTACGTTCTATAGACACATTCCGTGAGCAACTGCTGATAACATCAGGATTCAGCGAACCGCTTTACGACCTCAACGGACAGAAGTTCTTGGAGCGAGCCAAGTCTATCTCCTTCGCCAAGATGGATGAGCCAGCCTTTAATGAAGTATATAATAGAGTCTTAGACACCATCCTCACGATACTCTATGCAGATGGTGTTACAGAAGACGAGTTTAATAACATTTTACAAAATTATAGTTGATATGACACGTAGAAACGAAAAGCGCAACAACAGACGCAATAGTCGTCAGCGCAACAACAACCCAGAGTTACCACCATTTGCACAGATGCTTTTCGGAGCAATCGTTGGCAAAGGTGTAGACATGATTGCCAAGAAGATGGCAGAGATTGCCGAAGAAGAGACTCCTGATATTCATGCAGAAGGCATCAGCAATCAGGACGTTACCAACATCAATAACGGAAAGGCAACCTTATCTAAGTTGCGCATTCCTGCTGATGGTTCGGCAGTAGAGTACCCAATCCCTGATAACCTCCAGTTTTTCTTCGCTGAGGATGGTAAGTTGATGGTTCGTCAGAAGATTGAAGGAGACGAGAATCCTACTGATGCAGGGGAAGGAAAGCCTATCACTTATGATGATATTTGCAAGGAGTTGTTCTTGGACAAGAAAACATACTGGCTTGGTAATAAGAAAAGCAACTATCTATATTCAGATGAATATAACTATAACGACCTTAACAACTGCACTAGCATGGCTCAGGCAAAACATGTAGCTGCTTTCATCAAGTTGCAGAACATCGCCAAGTATCTTAACGATGGCTGGTGTCCAGACTTTTGCAACTACGAAAAAAAATGGGCTATCGTTAAGGAAGGAGGAAATTTCTATCCAAAATATAATCAGATGGTAAACGATGGAAGTGTTTACTTCAAAAACGAAGACCTTACCAATGAAGCCATCTGCTTGATGGGTAAAGAATCTCTCAAAGACCTTTTCTCAACCGACTGGTAATGGCAAGCTACGCTGAAATCAAAGCAAAGCTACAGCAGGAAGGTAAGAAGATACGCAAGCGTTCATCCTACGATGAGCACAATTTGCAAGCCGCAGAGGTCAGGTATATCCGTGGGGTATATCCTGACCTTGAAGGAGTCTTCTTTGCCGTTCCCAATGGTGGCAAGCGAACTACCCGACAAGCCGCATGGCTCAAAGAAGAAGGTATGAAGGCAGGAGTATCTGATATGCTGCTTCTGAAGCGCACCTCCCAGTACGGTTTTCTCTGCATAGAAAACAAAACACCGAAAGGTAGGCAGGAACCCGAACAGAAGGTATTCCAGTATGAAGTAGAACGACATGGTGGCAAGTACATCATCGTCCGGTCTATAGATGAATTTATCCAAGCAATCGACAATTATTTAAATGGTGAACTATGACAGATGAAATCAAACAAGCCATCCAGCTTCTAGAAGAGAATGGCTACAAGATTACTGCTCCACCAAAGGAAGTCAAAGACGAATATACCTTTGAGCGAGCATGGAACTTGTACGATAAGAAAGTTGGCTGCAAAACCAAGCTCGAGAAGAAATGGAACTCCATGAGTCTGAAAGACCGCAAGGCAGCTATAGAGTATATTCCATTATATGTGATTGCAACCGAGGATAAAAAATATCGCAAGAACTTCCAAACCTTCCTTAACCAGCGAGGATGGGAAGATGAAATCATCGGAACAACACCACCGCCAGCAGCCGTTAACGAGAACCCTTCCGAAATCAGCCAACTTATCGCAAAGACGAAGGCTGAACAGAACGTAACAAATGCGGATAAGGACAACGTTTTCAAAACACGCATCATAGGAATGATAGAGCTTCTGCAAAAGAATCCTCATAGCCTATGCCGAAAGCAGTTGGAGATATATCGTGATAACGGAACCTTGGAACGCTTGGGCATCCAATGGAATCCATAAACCACAAATCTGTTTACCAAAATGATAGCAATCAGTAAGTACAACAAGCAGCATCCTCTCAGAGTCTTTGAGGCATTCGCTGGCTATGGCAGTCAGAGCCTAGCCTTTAAGTACCTCAAAGATAAGCATCCTGAGTTCGACTTCAAGGTAGTGGGCTACTCAGAGATAGAGCCATCAGCCATCCAAGCCTACGGACTCCTGCACGGAAGAGACATACCTAACTTCGGAGACGTGACAAGGATAGACTGGTATCAGGTTCCCGACTTCGACTTCATCAGTTGGTCTTCACCATGCCAAGACTTCTCCAATGCAGGACTTCGCCAAGGAGCAGAGGAAGGCAGCGGCACACGCTCATCCCTTATCTTTCAGGAGAAAAGAATGCTGGCAGTCAAGAAACCAAAGTACGTGATGCTAGAGAATGTGAAAGGTCTTCTCTCAAAGTCAATGAGGAAGTACTTCTTCCAGTACCTCAAAGACCTCGACTCCTTTGGTTACACCTCCTTCTACAAGGTGCTCAATGCCAAAGATTATGGAATCCCACAGAATCGTGAACGTATCTTCGTTATCTCCATCCTACGTACAGAAGACGAGCCGAACCCAGAGTATCACTTCCCTTCGCCTATCAAATTAGATACTACGGTTGAGGACATCTTGGAAGACAACGTATCTCCCGAATATTTTCTATCCCAGCCCCTTCTCGAAAAGTATCTCACAAAAGCAGACATCAATGAATCAATCGAAAAACTCTACCCCGAAGATAGCAATACCGAAAACTGCTGATGGATGCTCTGTAGCAGTCACAGCCAGTTTCTCTATGATAAGTGTCATGAACCTCATAGACACCGCTCATTATCCGAAAGGTGGAGTCTTAATCATCAGAAGAATCAAATAGTATGCGAGAAACGTGGAAAGAATGTGTCGGCTTCCCCAACTACCAAATTAGCAATCTAGGTAGAATCAGGAATAAAGACAAGATAATGAAACCGCACAACAGATGGGATGGATATTATCATATAGGTTTATGGGGAGAAGATGGCAAAAGGCACTACCCAGTAATACATAGACTTGTAGCCTTAGCATTCTTACCCAATCCTCAAAACCTTCCGCTTATCAACCATAAAGACGAAAATCGGCACAATAATAGGTTGGAGAATCTTGAATGGTGTGACTCCTCTTATAATATAAGATATTCGTTGAGACGAAGAAAGTATGGAAGGAAAAAGATAATAAAACCCAATGAAGTCTTAATCATCAAGAGATTATAATGTGCGACAAAATTATAAAGCTAGCAAACCTCCAAATCAAAGGCAGGATAGAGCAGCAGACCAGAGTCTATTCCACCAAGGGAATCTCTCCTACTCTCAATTCTGCTATGGGTCACGGAGGTAACTGCATTCCACTATTCTTAATCGTCAAAGAGATATGATAACTGGAGGAAAGAGAATGGAATCCCTGCTCCTATCAGGGAAGGTGAAACCTGATGTAGGTGGTCAAGTTCTCGACATCTATAACCAAGCTGTAACGCAAGGAATCTCCCCTACCATCAAGACAACCATTGATACAGCAAACATGACATTCGTAACCATCATGAACAAAGAAATCATTCATACCGCTCCAAACGGAAAGAAATACTCCATCCAAATCAGGAAGTACACTCCAAGAGATTGTTTCCGACTGATGGGAGTACACGAAGCTGACATAGACAAACTCCTGAGCAAGGAGAAGTCTGGTCAACTCATCATCTGCAAGAGCAAACTCTATGCCCTTGCAGGAAATTCAATAGTAACCAACTGCCTGACCGCATTATTCGAGGAGCTGATTTTCCCATCAGGGAATCACTACCATGACAAGACTGGTCAGCTATCACTCTTCTAGCTTATGGAAATTTTTGCAATTACTAAAATAAATTTTGGATATATCAAGATAGGCAAGCGTATCAGCAAAGCGCACAAAGCCATGTTCACCCACAAGACCATGGTAATATGGTACAAAGGCAACCCAATCATCGGAACAATGCACGATGGCTTGTGGTACCAACAAGACTTGAACGGAATGTTGGAACTATTAATGTTCCAGTCCGAAGTCACACACGTCTCATTTTTACCTTCGCCAAATGAAGACAGAGAAAGAAAAAATCCTAGCCATCATCGCAGAGATTCAGGCAGAGCGTGAAGCTGCTAACATCGTGCCGCCCCACGTCCTCACAGCCGAAATCATCAACAGAGGATTCCAGCATCCTTATCAAACCCTCAACGAGTTATGCGCAGAAGGCAAGATAAACTGGTGCCGCACACTCAACGATATGGCATTCACTATCAGAAAATAATAAATCAAGAACAATATGAAAATTATAACGCAGAAAGAACTGGCATCCTTAGCAGAAAATGCTTTTAAGAATGCCGAAAAGCATGGTTTTTATACTGAGAGCACAGAAATAGAAACCGCATTGATGCTCATCATCACAGAAATGGCAGAAGCTGTTCAGGCAGACCGACACAATCGCCACGGAAGTATCGAAGACTATGAGAGCGAGATTCAGATGGGCAGAGATATTCCTACCGCCTACAAGAACGCTCTTGAAGGAACGGTTGAATCCGAGTTCGCTGATATTGCCATTCGTATCTTATCTCTCTTGGGATGGATGAAAAGCAATATGCTGATTAAACTAAAAAGCGATTCTAGCCTTGCTGACAAATATGAAGTTGCCAAAATTCAATATAAGGTTCAAAACACAATCAATAAAGGCAGTATCGCAAAAGATTTGTACCGACTCAACGGACACTTTAGTAGGTTTGTTGATAATGAGTCTTGCAGTTGGTTTGTATCAGATACCCTTCAGGATATACTCATGAGGGTATTCGCAATCGCCCACAATCACAATATCGACCTGATGGAGTACATCAAGTTAAAAATGAAGTATAACGAATCACGTCCGTATCTTCACGGATGCAAATATTAGGAGGATAAAATTATGTTTGGAATAGAACAGATTTCAAGAAGGTGCTTAATGACTTTTAGTGATGGCAGCAAGCTACAAGTTACCATCTACATTCCAAAGCCCACCAAACCCATCTTCCCTGAGCAGATGGAACGCAATATCATCGAGAATTTTAACAAATCGCAACCTCTTGCAGTAAACAAGGTTGTTAAGTGTCACATAATGAGGAATTAGTTATGGAAGATTTACCTATTGGGTCAGAAATCATCTTGAAGGTGGTAGAAAGCGAGACAGAAGAATGTAATGGTTGCTTCTTTGACGAGATAAGCAGCAATATTTATGAAAATATCTGCAAAGATATTTGTTGTGCCGCAATCGACAGAAAAGACGGAAAGAATGTTCAATTCAAAAGAATAAAATAATATGGAAGAAAAGATTAACATAGCGGAGATACTAAAAAATAAGCCGCAAGGAACTAAGCTATATGACTTGTTATATAATGTAGATGTAGAGTTAGATACTATCAGTACTACAGATACAGAAACAGTAGTTTGGTGTACGAATGAGACTGATAATAATACTACTTGCCATCGTGGTTATTCCGAATTTGGTACAGTAAGAGGTTATCCTGATGGTTTACAGATTCTCTTTCCTTCTAAGGAAATGCGTGATTGGGCAAAGTTTTCTTGGAAGAAGGGAGATGTACTTATCAGTGATTGCGGATTTGTGTGTATTTTCAAAGAATGGGCATCTGATGACTATACAAGGTTCAACGGATGTTATTTTGATGGCATGCCAAATGCAAGAACGGCTAAGTATAGCAAGTTAGATAACGATACTGCCTATGGTTATATCAGAGAGCTTGAGAATAGATGTGGCGGTAAGTTAAACCTTGAAACTTTGGAGATTGAAAAGCAGCTTGAGTTCAAGGATGGGGATATAGTGTTTATGAAAGGAATTAAAGGTGGATATTTTGCAAATTGTATTTTCATCTTAAGAAGTGAATATAAAGATGGAGACGAAAGAGCTTTTTACTATGCTTTCTATAATGCTGACGATAAATTTACTATAGCTGAATATGGTTATACAAGAGTTCATTATAGTCTCCGCCCAGCAACTGACTCTGAGAAGCAGCAACTCTTTGATGCTTTAGCAAAGAAGAACAAACGCTGGGATAGTGAGAAGAAACAGATTGTGGACTTACCTAAAAATTGTGAGTTTAAGCCATTTGATAAGGTATTGGTTAGACAACGAGAAACTGAGGAATGGCGTGCAAATATATTTAGCTATATAGATAAGACTGATGAATATCTTGACCATGTATGTGTTAATGGTAGATGGGAGTTCTGCATCCCTTACGAAGGCAACGAATCATTGTTAGGTACAACTAAAGACGTGGAGGGATAGATATGATTAGAGACGATGTAAAGATAATTATAACACCAACTGGTGTATCACTTAAAGAAGTCTTGACTAAAGAAGTAGTTAAGGCGCTCAATGAAGAAGCTTCCATCTATATGAATTATGAAATCCCAGAAGTAAAGCTTAGAGGCAACCCTCCTAGTGGCAAGGAAAGCCGTAGAACTAGAAGAATGTTAGAACTTAGAAAAAGAAAGGGCAGATTATGATAGATGATAAGAAAATAGAAGAAGCTGCAAGACAACATGCGATGGAAGCTTTTGTTTCAGAATATTGGCAAGCTTGCTATAAAGAAGGTTTTGTGGATTGCGCTAAGTGGGCTATCAATGAGTTCCTTAAGGACTTATGGCATCCTGCTAGCGAAATGCCTGATAAAAATAGAACATGCTTGGTAAGAGTTGTTTATCATCCTAATCATGGGATGTTTCAAGATGAAGAAAGAATAGAACAATCATCTTTTCACGATTTTGGATGGTATGATTACGATTTCAAATATATTGGAACTAATTATGATATTATTAGCTGGCTCTATATTGATGATTTACTTCCAAAGGAAGGAGGTGAACAATGAAAACATTTATATTTGATGTTATGCTCGACGGAAGATTCATCTGCACATTAAAGTATAAATATTGTGCGCTCTTCCCGATAGATTTTGAAGATTTAGAGAAGTTCGTCCTCCAAAAGAGACCTACTTTGAAAGGTAATGATTTTAGAATTGTATTTTGATTATGAAACAGAAATTATTAAATATCAAGCACAAGTTAATCGCTTTATGGTGGTTCTTAACAAGAAAGAACTACTACCTTCTGTCATACAATGGCAGAGTAGGTAAGACATTGGAAAGCACTAATATTGTAATTCCCGAGTTCATTGAATGGGTAAGAAAGAAGCATGGTGTTCCTACCAACCATGAGATAATCATGGAGTTGAAGAATATCGGCAACCTCTGTAGAAGCACAGATATTCTTACATATAATGAGATTAAGGCATTGATTGAGAAACTTGAAAAGTAAAGCGTATGGAAAAGTTAGAATACATTCCAGGAGATTTGGTAATGACCAATGGAGTATCTGGAGGTACTGCTAAAGATGTTGTTTACAGAGTAGTATTATCAGACCCATCAAGGATTTTTGTGTTAGATGATGGAACAGTTCTGAAAGGTATTGTTCGCTTAGAGAACCTCGAAGATGCAAAATTAGAAGATGAAGGTTATCTTTATTATGGAAGTAGTTATGTTTATTCTAAGGACATTATTCCGATTCCCCTTACTCCAGAGATTCTAGAGAAGAATGGATGGAAATCTATAAATGGTAAGTATGCTTTAAAGATAAAAAATGCAAATTATGTAGTACTTGAATTTACAGAATATGGTATATACACTTACATAAATGAAAATACCATGCTTTTTACAATAAAGTATATTCACGAACTCCAACATTTATTATATGCCTTGCATATAGATAGTAACTTAAAAATATAATGATATGACAGAAGAAGCAAGAAGAAGAGACGAAGAAGCTGGGTTAGGATGCGCTATATGGGGAATTATAATAATATTTTCTATCATTGGTAGTGCTATCTTAACATATATTATTAATAACTAACAGCCTTCAGGCATAAATAGAAGTAACATGACAGTACAAGAATTAATTAATGAATTATCAAAGGTAGAGGATAAGACTATGGAAGTTAACTTTCCTTATTCTCATGGAACACAAGAAAACGGAGAGCCTCTAAGTATAGCTGAAGTATCTGTGTACAATGATTGTGTTATAATTTATGATTAACCATCCTGCAAAGGATATAAATAGATAGAATATGAGTGGAAATGTAATCACCTCGTACAAGGGATTCGACAAGAATATGAAATGCCGTGGATTTCAGTACGAAGTAGGAAAAGAGTATGAAATGGACGGAGAAGTCAAGTGTTGCAACCAAGGTTTCCACGCTTGCAAGTCTCCAATGGAAGTGTGGGACTACTACGATATGCTTGACTCTCGCTATGCAGAGGTAGAACAGTCTGGTAAGATTGACGCAGGAGAAAATTCGACAAAGGTATGCTCTTCTCGTATCAAGATTAAGGCTGAGTTGAATCTGGATGACATCATTAATATCGGTGTCGAGTGGCTGAAAGATATTACATCACCATCTAAAGTTAAGGCAGATGAGCAAAATTAAGAAATTATTAAGTCAAGCATTCAGTCAGATTGATGAATACAATAAAGGTGGTGCTACTCATCATATCCTTCTTTGGAAGGCAATGGGTAATATTGAAGATGCACTTAACGAGTTGGAGGACTAATATGATAAGAGAAAAAGTAAAAATGAATATGGATATTATTTCTGCTTTTGCAGAAGGAAAGACTATTCAATACAAGACAGACACTGGTAGCTGGCATGATTTGACAGAAAGTGAAGGTTTGCCAATGGGAACTATGGAAGAAGAACCTAACAACTTCCGCATCAAGCCAGAACCAAAGTTCCGTCCATTCAAGGACGCAGAAGAATGCTGGGCAGAAATGCTCAAACATCAGCCATTTGGGTGGGTGAAGAGCAAAGAAAATGGGTATTATTCATTTATCACAATGCTAAACAATAGATTCAGATTAAATGGATATGATGGATGGCGGTTTGACGATACTATTAACAAATTTACCTTTGCCGATGGCACTACGTTTGGTGTAAAAGAAGTTAAGTAAATATGAGTAACAATGATAAAGATTCAGAAATCTTATACAATTTCGTTCATTCAATACTGAAAGGCATGAAGAGTTTAGAATCAAACATATCTCAATTAGTAGATGAGCACTTTTGGGATTTTGTATAGAACTTTTTAAAGAAGAAATTATGAAGATAGAGAATTACAAAAGAGCAGAACAAATTCTTTCTACCATCAGTAAACTTGATGATTTGAAAGATTGTATCGATAAGTTTGACGATGTAGATTGGAGTTTCAATTATAAAGCAGTTTTTAGTCGCAATTTTTCAGAGATTGCAACCGACAAGGAATTTGTCTCTAGATTCAAAGATTTTATTGAGAAAGAGAAACAGCTTTTAAATGAAGAGTTTGAAAATTTATAAGCTATCTAAAAAATATTCTACAAAGAAAGGAATTATAGTTATGGACAAAACAAAATTACATGCATCATTACTCTTCCTGATGCTAAAACTGGAAGAGGCAAAGAGTAACCCGATTGCTGAAAAGAACTTTATTCTCTCTTTGACGGAAGTGCTCAGATATTTCCGTGACAACGGAGAGTTGAAGAAAGCCTATGAAAGCCAAAAGGATTCATTGGCAGACATGGCTAATGGTTCTTGGGTGAAAGCACTAAAGGAATATGTTTCCTCCAAAAACCAAGAAGACGGAGTTGATGCAAAGTTACCTGATATAGATGAACTTATTAAGGAACTAGCTTCTGATGAGTTCATCGAAAAGAAAATCAAGGATATTCTTGGAGAGAATGATGTGGATAGCAGAAAGGAGGAATAGCTTATGGCTGAATTGTTATTTGACATTTTTCTTTTTTCTTGTACGACTGCTATAGGGTTTATAATAGGATATTATTCACGAAAGTAAAATAGATTATGAAAATAGAAATTAAAAGAGTTACGGACTGGCAGCGTGTAGTTGATGCTGCTCGGTTCACACAAGGTAAGGAACCGCTGGGACATGAGCCTAGCGATGAGTTCAAGAAACAGATGATTCTCAGCGAGCATTCACCGCTCAGAGAATTGGAGTTCGATATTAAGATGTATGGCATACCATACTGGGTGAGCAATCATTTTGTACGACACGTTCACGCACAGCCATTCGTCTCCACATCACGACCAGATATTACTGGCTCCAAGGTATCACGTCACGATATGCGGCAGGATGAATTGGTCAACTTGCAGCTATCCCTCAACGCTCAGGAGATAATCAATATCTCGAAGCTGAGACTCTGCAACAAGGCATCCAACGAGACAAGAGAAGTGTGGTATAAGGTACTTGATAAGTTGGCTTGTATCGAACCTCTGCTTGCATCTGCTTGTGTTCCACAATGCGTATACAGAGGGTTCTGCCCTGAGCCGAAATCATGTGGCAGAACTAAGACAAACTTTTTTTTCCTTCATGAGAAAATACTACAAAAATCTTAAATTATATACTGCCAAATAATGAAATATCCAAAATTTAACGTCAACGAGTTTGTCGGTGGGCACTTCGAGTACACCACTCCTTGCCCATTCGGCATATACGGCAAGTACACCAACGAAATACTATATGTAGGTAGCCTTGCTTGCCAGCGATGCGAGCACTTCCGAGGAATCAACAAAGAAGATGGTATCGTATCTTGTGGAATCGAATAGTTTTAAGAGTGCAGCCTATCTGCATTCTTCTTAATAATTAATCAAATTTTATATATGAATACAAAGAAAATCTCAATCATTCAGCGTATCAAGGAGAAGTTCCTTGGTAAGCAGTTCTTTATTGCAGTTATCGCCAACAAGGGAACCAGTTCCTACTTTGTCAACTCAGACATCTACCGCTCAGAGAAGGAGGTGAAGGCTTACAAGAAGTACATCACCACAGACGAGCGTATGAAACAGAGCTTCGATTTCGTAGGCTATTATGGTTTCCGTTCAAAGTTCGACTTCCGCATTCCTCTTAGCGGAAAGCCAGTATCAGTAGAAGAGGCAAAGAAACTGGCAGAGAAGTAGTATGGGAAAGTTGATAGACCTTACAGGACAGCGTTTCGGCAGATTACTCGTCTGCCGAAAATCTGATAAAGAGAACCACCAGCATGGTGCGTTCTGGATATGCAAATGTGATTGTGGCAGGGGTTGTACGGTTCTAGGTGCTGCTCTTCGTGACGGACGAACCAAATCATGTGGCTGTTACCGCTCAGAACATGCAACTGCCATCATCACCAAGTATGGCAACCGCAAGGGTAGACCCAAGCGGAAAGACAAAGTTAACGGATAATATCCATTTTATCACTTTTCATATTATATTTGCAACATGAAATTCAAGTATTTAATAGATAAAGTCAATGGTTTCAGACACCGCAACGATTTTGTGGTTCTGGACGGAAACTCGGTCACGCTCTCCAAGGGCATCTACGACCACATCATGCAGAAGGAACGTATAGACACTTCTATCTTCGTATTCAGGCTACCTGACCGAGGTACATACGGATTCTGCATGCGTGAGGACTGGGAAGAACTTCGCAAAGCCAACACCGCCTTCTCTCAGCTTCAATTCAATCAGAAGTATAAGAAGGTAGGTTTCCGAAGTGACTACCCTTCCATCACCGCCATCCTTGATGAGTACAACCTTCCTCTCAACAGAATGGTTCGCCTTACTTGCATCCCACGCAAGTCAGCCAAAGGAGAACCTTATTACGAAATCATGCGACCAAACTTAAATTCGAGCACATGGCAACAAGACAAGAAGTAATACTCAAAGGGCTTACCCACTCTCCATCCGACTACGATTGTCAGGATGGGGAGTTGGCAACCTGCCTCAACCTCATCAACGAGGATGGGGCACTCCACCCTATCCACCAGCCAGTAGTAGTAGAGCAGAACATCACGCTGGATTCAGGAGACACAATAGAACTGGTTCATAATGTAACACACGATGAAACGATTCACTCTCACTACATCATCCGTAAATCAGATGATACTTGGTACTGGCTAGAGAAAAGTGGAGACGGAACCAAGAACACCATCAACCTCAACGGATTCCACGTCAATGCCGTCACAGCAGTTGGCAATATCTTATGTTTCATAGGTGACGAGAAAACAATGTACGCATATTGGAAAGGTAGCAACTACACAAGTTTCGACCTTTCTTCACTTAGCTATAGTGCAACAATCACCAATGTTAAGTCTGAGAAATGTGATGTATCAATCAACCTTGGCGATGATTGGGATAATGCTTTTGAGACGAACAGACACTTTAATAATAACGTAGATACTTCTCTCAAAGGCGCATCTATCATATTCAACGCATTTGATTCACTTATCAACAAACGACTAAACGAAAAAGGCAAGGAGTACTTCAAATATACAGTTTTTGGAGTATTGGCTATCAAGTTATATGATGGAACCTCACACATAAATATATCAAATCCATTCATCCTTGCGCCTGAAACATCATTCAATAAGTTTATCTGGTATCAGGAAAAGAAATCTGTAGGCACAAGCACAAGTCTTCACACCCACACCATAAATGTCAGCATGGATATACCCGAAGGCTTGGAAGACCTTATTCTTGGTGTAGATGTTTATCTGTCCCAGCCTGAATCTTTTATTGATACAGAAAAAAGAACTAGAGGTATTTCACGAAATAATTGTTTTCTTTGGAATAACAAAATGGAATCAGGTGTGAATTGTGATGCCTTCCAATATTTGTCAGAGGAAGATATTTATCAGTCGTTTGAAAACAAATCCTTCTATCTAAGTGCCAGTATCAGCAAGGAAAAGCTAGGCACAGATATACAACTCAAACGAGTTTTACAGACAGAAGAAAGTATTTCTTTGGCAGACTTCAAGCGAGACACTTTTGGCGGCAAGTGCTCTATTACATACAACAACCGATTGCATATAGGAAACGTAAAGAAGACCATCTATAATGCTTTCGATACAGATATTTTCTCCAAGAGAAAAATTTCAAATGCACAGCTATGCCTAAATGAGTATGTAGATGTTGCAACTAGTAGCACCGCTACCACCGATTATATTTGCGATGCAGTCTTCAAGGTAAGCATCAGCGAAAATAGCATCAAACGAGATATATACCACAAGGGGAAACTGCAATATCCTATCTGCCCTATCTTGGCATATCCCAACACGCTTGCTACGGCAATGACTATCTATTTTCACTTACCGAAGTATGACAAGTATTATTCCAAGAGGGTAAGTTTAAAGCCTTCCGATACATTCGGTATGTCTTACTATATCAATATCAGTAAGAATCGTACCACTCCTATCGCAGTTGATAGACAATCTTCTGGTTCTTTGGATAATCAAGGTTTTGGAGGAAGAGTTGATGCGCCTACAGAAGAAGAAAAAGCTGAGTTGTCTGATTACATGTACCTATATCACGATGATGCTGGTCTTCCTGCTTTCATGCAAATATACCGCCATAAACTCCTTAAAAAGGATTCATCAGGTGGAACAACGAGAGCAGGAAGTCATAGAGGTGGTAGTTTTGGAAATCAAGGTGGAACGGTCATTTCATCTTCATATTATTGGGACAACACACCAATAGATACAGGTGACTTCACAGAGATAACCAAGGAAGAATACGATGCTGCTTTAAGTAATGTCGTGAGCCAAAAATATATCACACAGCATCCAAACGTCATAAAGGTTAGCGAAGCCGAGAATCCTTTGGTATTCCCAGCAGCAAATTCTGTTCAGGTAGGTTCTTCTATCATCAGCGCACTAGCCGCCAACACCCGACCAATCAGCGAAGGTCAATTTGGTGATGCTCCACTATACGCATTCACCGATGAAGGTGTATGGGTAGTCATGTTGACTGATACAGGAACATATCAGTCACGACAACCAGCTTTACGTGAAATTTGCTCCAACCCTAAAGGCATTTTGCAGATTGATGATGCAGTTCTGTTCCCGACAGAGCGAGGAATCATGATGCAGCAAGGAAGAGAGTCTGTTTGTCTTACCGATGTACTGGATGATTATCCTTTCGATTTTCTATCCATTTATTCACATTCAACAAAGGATAAGACCTATCCGAATAAACTCCTTGCACTAGGTAATATTCCTGAGTCAGATGTGAAGTATGTCCGTTTCCGTAAGTATCTCGAAGAAGCTGATATGATTTACGACTATTACGATAGCCGTATCATAGTGTTCAACCCAAACTATACTTATGCTTACGTTTACTCTTTGAAAAGCAAGATGTGGGGAACCATGCACAATGTCTTCAACAAGCGAGTAAACATATATCCAGAGTCATACGCTACAGACAAAGCAGGAAACATACTCGATGTGTATGTGAAGGAGCCAACAGAGAATGTTCCATTCTTCCTATGTAGCCGTCCTTTAACGCTTGGTCAGGATGCCTATAAGACCATGTTCGATTGCATTACAAGAGGATATTTCAGCAGCATTCAGGCAGGAAAGTGTGGAACGGTTCTGTTTGGAAGTAATGATTTAGCTAATTGGTATTACGTTGGTTCTTCTGTAAATATGTATCTCAGAAACCTTGTCGGTTCGCCATACAAATATTTCAGGCTTGCGCTTATGGGCAATCTTGCCCCAAAAGAATCTATCAGCGCACTATCTACAGAATTCCAAACAAGATTACAAAATAAACTCAGATAATTATGGCAGAATATACATTAACCGACTTCGATAAATACAAGGTTGAGCAAGGTGCATCCTTGGGAACGAAAATAGATGACAAGATAGTTCTATCCACATGTATCAACATTTATCCTTTAGGTACAAATATGTACATGGGATATGTGATATTCAACAACAACTTATACCAGTTGTTCTATTTCGACTCAGACGGAAATCTCTATAATCTGAATAAAACTAAAGTAGGTGTTGCCTATATTGTAGACTCCACCATCACAAAGACAACTGGAACAAAACTCGTCAGAGAAACTTCTTCCGATGGCACATCAAACGCTCGCCCATTCCCTAGAAACAGAATAGCAACCACATCAGAAACAGGTGGAACAGAAGAAAGCGACAAAACAGAGGAAATCTTCTCCATCGCTACTCTACAGCCTAGAGAAGAAGTAGCCGCAAGTTGCTTGCAGTCTATGCTCCAGCAGTATGAAAATCCACTCAACATAGACAACACCAAGATTAAACAACTTGTAAGCAAGTCATTCTTGTTTGCTCAGGAGTTCATCAATCAGGCTGTTCTTTATCGTGAGAAGGAGACAACATCGGCAACCGTTGAGAACAACAAGTACGCATCAGTTGATTCTGATTCTCTCAGCAGCGACACCGATAAACTGCTCTACAACATAGCTACAGCTATCAACAACTTTATCGCTCAGGATAAGAATCAGTATGCCGACCAGCAGAAGAACGGATTGAAACTGGCTGCTACAGACGTAAATGTCAAGACCTTACCTGAGAGTATCAATATTAATGCTGCTGTTACTGGTTCGGTAACTACCAAGCAGGAGTCCACGTCTAGTGGAACATAAACTTAGATAAATATTTTTTTTCTATATAAAAAATAAAGGGAAGCAGTCCGTGATGGATAGCTTCCCTTGCTTTATCTTAGCCTTAAACGACTAATCATTTAAAATGGATGCAAAGCGATTCTTGCTCTAACAGCCGAGCGGTTGCTTGCATCCTTAATCTTCTGTTTTTTATCCTCAGCGAGTGCCCAGAACCTATCAGCACCATCAGGAAACACAATCATTAACCATTCATAAAGGCATTGGTTCACGATATAGTCATGCAAGTAGACGGTCATGGTATGTACACTTGTCTTAGAAAAACCTTGCGGCATCCTCATCGCCAAGTAGTAGGCATCCTCATCGTTGGTAGGCGAACCTATACACTCTTCCCACTCGTTGGAATCAAAGCCGCCACCGAGCATTTCCACCTTGGTGAAACGGAAAAGCATTTCTCTGCAATCCTCTACTGCTGAGTCTAGAATCCTTGCTAACTTATCTCGGTTTCCTTCCTCTGATACGTCAAACACATTCTTTAATTGTTTTGCATCTATACCTTTCTGCTTGGAATAAGAATCAGCAAAAGAAAAAGCAGTATTCTTGATGTCATATACCAACTCATTCTTTTCCAACTCTATCATCACTTTATATCCTTTATTACAATACCTCATATCCTATCCTCCTATCTTGTTGGTCTTTTACGTGTATAAATGATTGCGTCAATCTTTAGCAGCAAAACGTTTGCCTTGGAGAGATAATCTTCCACCTTATCCTTATAGACTACTGAGCACCATTCTGCTACTATTTTGTTGACTACATAACTAAAAACCGTTGATTCTAAGGTCTTAAATAAACTCTCATTAAAAAGGCTGCTTACTCTCAGACCAAAGACCTCGTTGCTGCCTGAGTCACACTTCTGCCATCCAAGAATACTCTCCAAGGCTACGGAAACATCATCAATGGAATCTTCCCAAAATCCTTCCAGCATTTCTCTATCAGCTTCCGTCACAAACACTTGGTCATACAGACTTTTTCCGTTTTTATCCAAGTTCTTTCCTCCTATGTAGGCAGTAGTCTTTGCCACCTCCTCATAGATGTCACTTTTCGTGATTGTCAATGTGAAATTTGCCATTCTTTATCTTTTTATAGAGTTTATAACCTAATACGATTAGCAGCATGCAGAGTGCTCCAAAAGACCATACTGCATACTTCAACTGAAACTGCTCCCACTTGGAGAGTTGTTTTTCTACTGGGTAGGGAACTGGGATGGAGTCTCTTTTCAGGAAGGAATCCACCTTCACCTTATACACATTTTTATAAATGCTCTTCTCATGCCATCGGTCAAGAAAGCAAGTATCTCCCTTCTGTCTGAGGAAGATTGAATCACGCACAAAAACGCTGTCAGAAGTATGCAGCGTATCGTGTTTTACTACGTACCGACATATAACTTTTTCCATCGGGACGTATTTTGTCTTGCATCCCGACAGAAGAAAAGCCACCAGCAAGATACCAATCACGTAGAGTGCTACTTGCCAAAAATCAGTATCGTACCATTTTACTTTCATAGGCTAAACATTAAAGACCTTCTTTGCTCTTGTAAGAAACTTTCGTCTTGATTTCAAGCCGTTGGTTCCACCATTGATTGTCTTGGTAATAGCCACGAAACTATCACTATCAGCCAGTTTGTTCAGGTCATGTTTCCACCACCACCACATAGCACTCTTCGTTGCTCCTAGCGGAAGCTCCAGCAACTGAGGATTCTCCATGATGTCACCAGTGCAATACTTGCTGTTCTGATAAGCCTGATAGTTGGCTCTGCCAGTAATCTGAATCAATCCCCTACCCCGATACTTGTAGCCATCACCATCTTTAAGGTTGCCGAGCATGTTCTTCAACTTGCCCACATCATACCTATGGAAGTAGTCCTTGTTGCCGAGTTCCTTGGTGTATCTCAGTTCACCACTTTCATGTGCAATTTGAGCCAAGAAATGAGCCATTCGCTTAGGAGTATCAATATGGAACACCTCAGCATAGCCATTGATATAAGGAAGAAACGCATCCACCTTATCCTTGGCATTCGGCATAATAGCCAAAATCTGTTCTCTTGTTACCTTCATATTACTTGCCCTCCTTCACTTGTTTCAGCATACTTGCGAGTTCATCCTTCACCTTGCTCTCAAAGTTGCCTAGTTTTGTCTTGAAATAAACGTTTACCCCGAATATTGCTCCAGAGTAAACCAATGTCTGACTGACATACCACAGCACACCATCAGACACCACATAATTGTTGAGAAAGAATGATAGGAAGGTGAGTACAACACCACTCACTAGCATTCCTATAGCTGCACCATATTGCAATCCTTCACGTACATTTGGAGTCATATCTTATATTTATATATTATTAATAATATGCAAAGATAAGAAATGATTCCCAATTAGTTACTTTATCCGTTTATTGTGTGCCATATTTTGCTGGTAGGATGCAAGCAGTCAGGGTCTTGCAGATACTCGATAGCCATCAAAACCACCATTTCCTTCAACTCATCAGCATCTTTGCTATATCGCTCCAGCATCACATGATGGTCACTTCTCATCAGGTTCATAGTAACAGCCAAATCATGGATGGTATAGTCAGAAATATCATCCTGATGCTTGTCAAAGGCTTCTCTTATCTCATCATCCGAGAAGAAAGGAGCCGTATGCTTGGTTCCGTCAGCATCCTCATACCACATCTTGCTGATAGCATCATCGGCAAAGTGTTTGTCAAAATGCTCTTCGCTCAACACACCATACACCATCGCACAAAGATGATGCTCCTCCACATCGCCCAACTTGCATGAGAGATACTTGCCGACTGCCTTAGCTATAGCCAACATCTGTTCTGGAGCCATTTCCTGCTGATACTTTTCTACGAAATCTACGAAATTCATACCTATACAAATTAAAAGTTTATGATGTTGCAAAGATACGAATATCTTAAACGCAGCACCATAAACTCGCAGATATTTCTGTAGCTATCTGAATATCAGACAAATACAATTACGATAAAAACACCTCTTTTCTTTATTCGTCCTTAAATTTAGTTCTCTTTTCTCCACCCCTCGTCCAGATGTCGTTTTTCTTGCGTTTCGCCACCTTTCCGATAACGTCATTTTCGTAAAGTTCGGGTTTGTCTTCCCTACCTTGGGTCTCTGAAGCAACACCACCATTCGGGTTGCCACCTTGGCTAGCATCATGTTTCCCATTGCCATACCATTCCTTGTCACTTGGTTTGTCTGCAATCATAACTATAAACTATAAATTATTAACTATAAACTAAGCAGCAAGCGGTGGGTTCTGTCCGTCAGGACTCACTCCCTGACCGCTCATCATCTGCTGCAACATCGCCTGAGCCTTCGGATTGCTCTGTGATGCCTGAGCAACTTGGGCTTGAAGCTGAGGAGAGAATCCTTGTGGAGTCTCACCATTCTGAATGGCTTGCTGGTTGGATGCAACCGATTGCAACAACTCCTCTCCAAATGGGAAATCTCCTACTTGCAACAACTGCTCCAGCGTGATAGCCTGATTCTGCCATAAGGTCATAAGGAACTCATTTGCCATCTGTCTGTATACAGGAGTAGCCGTACTTTCCGTGATGTTGATGTCAAACTCAACGTCTCGTATCTTCTTAGGGTCGTAGTGTACAATCTGTCCTGCCCTACCCACGATATTGAAGTTACGAGCCACGTCATAGTACTGCTGCATATTCTTCACGGTCTTGTAAGCACCATCAATGATGAACTGGCTGAATGTCTCCAATATATCAAGCAGCGACATGGTAGCATTCTGTGTCTGCTGTGCATAGAGCGAACCGCTCGTACCTGATACTCCTGGTTTACCTTGCAAGGCTCCGTTCACGCCCGATATATCCTCGAAGAACTTCAACTGATAGCTGAGCAAGTCACCGATGCCGATATTCGTAGAGTTGTTCGCTACTTGCTGAGGAACCTGACCGCTCTTGTTTGGCTTGTATCTCACCACACCATTGAATCTACTCCACTCATCGCAGAAATCATCCCAACTCATATCATCAGGAAGACAATCCTCAGGACAGAGCAGCACACCCTTGGCACTCGCACGCATGATGAAGTCATACATCGTGATAAGTCGGTTCACGTATCTCTGCTGGTCTATCACATCTTCCACGAAGCTGTGTATCTCACCATCAATGAACGGATAGAACTTAAAGCAGTACGGATGCTCACCATGAGCATAAGGGGTCTCGCCTTCTCTTAGAATATCACCAAAAGGAGAAAGGTAGTAGAAATGCCAGTAATCATCCATAAACCACTCGGCATCAATCAGAGGAATATCCTCTTCCAGCATGCCAGCAGCCATACCTCGCCTGATTCTGTCTCTGTTCTCTGCATCTACAATATCAGCCTTATCCTCAATATCAATCTTGAAATCGTCACCATTATTGTAGTCGTGGCATCGGTACCTTGGCTTACTCTCCTTGCGCCAAACCTCAATCACTCGGCAGAGCGAAGGGTTGGCAGGATTCATAAAGTCGATGGTCTTAGGGTCGAACTCACCGAATCGCTGAGTGCAGTCTGCAATCACGAAATCTCGGTTAGCCGCCAACCGGTATATCTCCTTCAACTTACGAGCCTCAGCAGGAGACTTGGCAAACTCTCTCAGTACGTTGCCGATGGTAATGTCATGCACCTCACCCAAACAACTCACGTCCCAACCACGGAAATCCCTCATATTGTTGTCTATGAAGAAATTGTTCGGGTTCACGTAGTCCGTCCAGCAATCCAACCTACCTCTTCGCCATCCGTACTTCTTCTTATAGATGGCAGCACCGCTTATCAGGAACTCTTCCATGGTTCGGGCATCCAGTTCCGTCTCTCGGTTCAGTTGTCGGTTACATTGCAGCACCACGCTCATGGTCTCACCATATCGCTTCTCATCCTTATCTCTAGCATTGCAGGTAGGTTCCTTACTCTGAGAGCGGTACACTCCCAGTACATTCTTCACCAGTCTACGGATAAGGTTGTTCTTCAATGGTTCGCTACCCTGTTCACGGATATAGTCTTCCTCCCTGATACGCTTAGTAAAGCCACACTTACTTTTGAACTCAATGGTATCGCCCCACTGGTCTCCATAGCAGTATCGCTTGTTTCTCAGTCTTCGCTTTCGGAAGTTATCCATGTTGTTATAGTATCGTTGAGCCTCCAGCAAGATAGAGAAGGCACGCTCGTATGGCTTGTCAAATCGGTTCTTGGATGCCTTAACGCTATCCAGTTCTTCCTTGTCAAGCACCCTACTCAACGATAGCAGTTTGGTTTCTTCTTTCTTCTTTGCCATAATTTATGATGTTGTAGGTTCAACAATATGTGCCAACTTTCTAGCCACTCCAAGGAATCCGCTTGCAGTATCGGTATCGCCAAGGCTGATACAAGTGAGATAGCCAGCCATGTATAAGATGGAATCTTTCAGGACGGAAGGCAGACTGATTTTCTGTTCGGTAGTGATAGATGGAACCTGAACGTAGATGAATGCCAATGTAGCATCCTGCTTTTTACTAGTATATAGTTCGATACTCTTGCCGTTAGCCGTATGCACGATAGCCGCAATCGGTCGCTCAGGATTTCCCCTAACTCCATATTTGCAGTTCTGATACTTGTAGGCATCATCACTCTCTGAAATGATTTCAGCAGGACGGTTCCAGCCTTCTGCCTTCACAGAAAGTATTCTCAGCATATCGGTAGGCAAAACCATCTTACCCACGTAATAGCCGTTGCTATCCGTCCACGTTACAGCATTCGTACACGAAGTACCTTCCACCATATCCTCAGGAGCATCCGAAAGAATGATTCTTGCTGCATCTACGATTTTACTCTCAATAAGTTCTGCTTGCGAGAGTGTATCAGAATCGCTAGGAGCCAGCAAACCAGCAGACTCTTGGTTTCTATCCAAGAGCACCTTCACCTCTTTCACTAAATCAGATACAGCATATTCTACCATTACTCCAAACCTTCTAGTTCAACACCCTTTTCCTTGGCAATAGCCAAGATGTCTTCCTTGGTCTTCATCTTGGAACGGCTCACACCGAAGGTCTCAGCCAGATAATCCTTGGCATCCTCAACGTCTGTCACTACGTGGGTCTTCTTCTCGTCAGCCACCTTCTTCTTTGCCTTGGCAGCAGCCTTCTTCTTGGCTTCCGCAGCTTCCTTCTTCTCGTCAATACTCTCCACCAAGAAGAACTTGTCGTTGAACCAATAATGAGACTCGATAGCCTTCTGTACCTTCGGGTCTCTTGTCATATAGATACTACTACCCATCGTCTTACCCTCAAAGACAATGCGCATTCTCTCATCACCTACCATAACGCTGAATGCCAAATCAGTACCAGCTTGATATTTATTAAACATGATTATACCTTATTATATATGTGTTACTAAAAAAGGGATGGGGCTAGTGCCCACACCCCTCACTATTTGATGAATAAATTTGCAATTCTACCTGCTTTTTAGGCAGCAGCCTTGGTCTCGCCAGTTTCAGAAGTGCCCTCTGTTGCAGGAACCGCAGCAAGTCGCATACGAGCATGTGCCTTAGGGTACTTCAAGTACAGACAAGCAACCTCCTGAATAACTACTGCATCGGTGTTACGGATTCCAGCCGCCTTCAAGTCGAGAACGTTTCGTGTCCAAGACAAGTGTACTCGCTTAACCAAGAACTCAGGGTCAAGGGCAAAGCCGCAGTCACTCATGCCGAAGAGGTCGAACAACTCTGAGTGAATCATCAGAACCTCACCGAAGTCGGTCTCCCAACTCTTGAACTTCAACTTCCAAATCTCAACGGTGTCCTTCAAACGGAACTTGTCTGAATCAATCTTACTGAATGCGCTCACGAAGTCAGAACCAGCGATAATCACCTTGCGTTTGTTGCCGATACCAGTACCTACAAACAAGTCCTTGGAAATGTCAACCAACTCCAAGTCGGTAATCACTCGCTCATTCTTGTTATAGCCCTTCTTAATATCGTCAGCAGTAGCAACATGACCTACCTCAATATCCTTACCAGCCATCCACCAGATACCCTTGGTAAACCACTGGGCAGAACCATCCTTGATTTCGTGCTTGATGCAAGCCATATCACCGAAGAGATAAGTACCCTCCATAGCAAGACGCATATCATAGATGCTATCCTCCTCAATGTCTGAGAAGTCCCAATCTACCCGCTTAGCAGCAATCTTGTCGAATGTGGTCTGCTCTACCTGAATCATGAAGTTCTGACAATACTGAACCTCATTAGAAGGAAGGTTGTTGAAACGACCAGTCTGTACGTCCATTTCGCCACAACTCTTTGCCATACGGATAAGTTTCTGACCCTTCTGTAATGCTGGAATACCAATAGCCTGCTTATTGACCAACTTACCATTTACAGCATACACAATCGGATAACCTTCTGTGTCCTTGCCGCAAACGCAGAGTTCCAAATCAGGAGTAGGAGCATCAGTAATGGTTGAATAAGCAACACCCTTATAGTTGGTAATCGCCTTCACACCTACAACTCGGATTGTATCATCCAGCGTAAACATGGTAGGGTCTTCTACCTTCAATACCATAGACGTACCATTACTCTCCTCCGTTGCCTCCTTAACGGTTGTCTTGATAGGGCGTGTACCGATACTCCAATACTCAACTACAAACGAGTTGGCAGACTTGGTTGTCGCATAACGTGAAATCTGGTCAACTGGAGTAGCCATCGGGCGAATCTTGGTAATCTTCTCATCAATGTCGTTCAGATAATACTCCGTTCCTTTGTCGTTAAAATGCTCACGTCCCTGAGTCTCACTCTTGATACCTTCACTCTGACGTCCAGCACCACCATTGCCAGCCTGACCAGCAGCAGGAGCACCACCAGCCTCAGCAGCAGAACCACTATCGGTGCTACCGCCATCAGGCAGATTTGCCGCCTCAGCCATGATAACCTGACCATTCACTCCAAAAATAACTGCCATTACCATAATAAAGATGGAAAACAGCCGATTAAATGTACTTTTCTTCATTGTTATTCTGAATATTAATTAAACATTATATATTATCTTTTCACCTTGTCGAATTATCTAATGTGTGTTCTCTTCTCGTTGCCACGCTCCCAGACGTTACCCCTTCGTGATACCCTGCCCACAGCACCAAGGTCAGGCTGGTTATCTGTCTGCTTAGTATCTGCATTGGCAGAATCAAGGTCGGCAGTACCATCGCCCTTCTTTCTCAGTTCAAGGTTCTTGACGTGCTTGCTGTTCTTACCACGAACCTCACCCTCATGGGCTGCATCAGCCACATCAGTATCATGGTTCTTTGCCTTGATGAAAGCAGTAATCATTTCCTCAGTAAACTTACCAGTCACCACATTGCGCATTGTCTGAAAGCATTGGTCGATGGCATCGTTCACAGCTTCCTCGCCATACTTCTCTTCCAACTTGTCGAACACCTCATAGCTGGAAGGCATGTTCTTGTCATACTCCTCCTGCAATTTCTTGCCGTTGGCAGCATTCTGCAAAAACTCCGACTGAGCCGATGCAATCTCATCCGCATTGTCAGGGTCAGAGTAGTAGTCAATGGCATCCTCGCCATGTGTACGAATCAACTCAGCATAAGGACTCTTGCCAGCCTTCATAGCTTGGAGGAAGGTAGCCGCCTCAGGGTCACTACCCAGCCAATCGCCCATCGCCTTTTCATTATCCTTGTAACCCTGCAAAGCCTTCTGGTCGGCATCATAATCATCATTGATGGCTCCATACATAGCTTCATCATCCGCATACTCAGTATCAGGATGGCGGGTCTTCAAACGCTCCAAAACCAAGTCTCTCTTGGTCTTGGTATCTTGCTGTTTTGCAGCACCAGCATTCTGCTCAATATTTGTATTTTCGTCCATATATATATGTGTATATTTATAAATCAATGCCCAAAATTAATGCTTTTTCCCGATTTTCATCTTTTATCCGTTAATTTAGTCTAATCGGATGCGACTAATTCAATACTTTTTTGTATATTTGCAGGGTCAGATATGAAATATAAGGATTCACGATGCTATTTTATAGAGGAACGTGATGCTGATTTATTGAGGGCTTACAAAGAAATTATTAATGTAAGAGACAATATCAGACTCTCAGAGATTGAGGAAAAGCTAGCCCAATCTCCGAGCAGAAGATTTTGGGTTTCAGAAGACCGTGCTTATATAGTCATATTAGACTTACTGAAAGGAAAACCTCTCGATAACATGATACCTACCAGAAAGGAAATGTATCAGGAGATTTTCAGACGATTCCAGATTCATAAGAGTAATGAGCCATATCTGAGTAATATGGATATTATCAAACGTGTATGTGCTGAAAAAGCACCCAGTTTCTATTTGACTCCTCAAAGCATACACGTAATTCTTAGCAGGGTGAGAAAGGAGGAGAAGCAAAGATGCTACGAGATACGAAAGAGAAGATTGCGCTTTATGCTGGGTACATTATAATAATGTGTATCACTTTTCTTGGATATGATGGCATGGGTCTCTTTGACGATTGTTCTATTCAGAACCGACTAAGCTACCCTTTCTTTCATCAGAACATCTTTCATGCTGCCATCAACCTTTATGTTTTCCATCAATGCTACCGAGCCATCCCTTGTGGCATCGGTCACTTGGTGGTATTCTATCTCATAGCCATCAGCTATCCCTTCACCTCATCCGTACCAATCATCGGTCTTAGTGGCTTTATCTATGCTTACATGGGCTTTATCGCCCCATACGTGGAGAATAAAGTAAGATACAATCTCACCATTCTCCTATATATCTGTGTTGGAATCTTCTTCCCTTGCATGGCAGTTGGAGTCCACATCTATTGCTATGTACTTGGTCTGTTGTGGGGATATTTAAATGCACCGCTATGCCAAGACAAGTAACCGCCAAACTGACTGATGCTGTAGACAAACATGTGCTTGGCATCCTGAAAGAGAACGAGAAACGAATCAAGCAAATCAACACACCCTTCAATCCTATCAAGGGTGAAGGTTGTGGAGATAAGCGATTCCTGCTCTTCCTTCCAGACTTCCCGATTCAGAGACAGCAGCTTCCAGTTTCCATGAAGAAGATTCCGCTCGTCAAGATGCTCATCGAGTTTGGTAGTTGCAAGGCAGTAATCGAGGAACTGCACAAGGATATAGACGAGCCATACGACCTAGAAGAAGAGATTGAGCAACTGGTGGAGCAGTTCACTCGCATCAGAATGAAACACGACCCTTTCTTCTTCTTTGCCACGTTCATCTATATCAAACCGAAAGGTGGAGGTCTCCCCTTCCGCTTTGTGCTCAGAAGACCGCAGAGAAGACTGCTCAGGTGGCTGGAGGAACGAAGAAAGAAGAATCGCCCTATCCGTCTCATCCTGCTGAAAGCCCGACAATGGGGAGGTTCTACGGTTATTCAGATGTACTTCCTCTGGCTGCAACTCATGTGGCAGAAGGGTCTCAACTCGCTCATCGTGGCTCAGGTCAAGGACACAGCAGAGACCATCCGAGGTATGTTCGAGGAAGCTCTGAAAAACTTCCCTACCAAGTTCCTCTACGAAATGGGAGAAGCATTCTCTGAGAACGAGCCGAAGTTTGTTGGAGTAGGAACATCAGGTAATGTAAAGAAGGTTCCTCAGCGATTCTGCAAGATTAAGGTGGGTTCCATGGAACGACCACTATCAGCCAATGGTGAAGACTACAACTTGGTACACCTTTCCGAGGTTGGTTTGTGGAAAAAGACGGATGGTAAATCTCCTGAGGAGGTAGTACAGAATGCTACCAATGGTATCTTGTACCGACCATACACGATGATTGCCTACGAATCCACAGCCAATGGTACTGGCAACTTCTTCCACAAGGAATGGCTTGCCGCCAAAAAGGGACAATCTCAGTTTGAGCCGTTCTTCGTTCCTTGGTACGAGATATACGATATGTATCATCTTGAATTTGAAAGCAAGAAACAGAAGGTAGAGTTTGCCAAATGGCTATATGAGAACCGCAACAATACCAATACGATGTCCGACCGAGAGGAGCCATGTACCTATCTTTGGAAGTTATGGACACTTGGTGCTCCACTTGAAGCCATCAACTGGTATATTGCCGAGCGCAGGAAGTTCACCGACCATGCCGATATGGCTGCTGGCTACCCTACCGATGATATTGAAGCATTCAAGCATTCAGGAGCCAAGGTATTTGCCGAAGACAAGGTTGACAAGTTCCGCAAGGGATGCCGAGCACCTAAATTCATCGGTGATGTTTATGGTGATGGCTACAAGGGCAAGAAGTGTATGCAGAATGTCCGATTCTGTGAAGACAAGCAGGGGCAGTTGTGGATATGGAGCAAGCCTGAGACATTTGATGATTGCAAGGTAATAAACCGCTATCTGGTCGTAGTGGATATTGGTGGACGTAGCAAGAATGCCGACTGGTCTGTTATCTGTGTCTTCGACCGCTATTGGATGATGGAAGGTGGCAAGCCGTATGTGGTAGCCCAATGGTATGGGCATATTGATATGGACTTGCTGGCATGGAAGGCGGCTCAGATAGCCAAATACTACAACGATGCTCTGTTGGTGATTGAATCCAACACCTTGGAGACGAAAGACAAGGAGCATATCTTGGAAGGTGGTGACCAGTCTGAGTTCATCCTGAATCAAATCAAGAACGTATACGACAACCTCTATGCACGCAAGCAAAGCGAATCAGACATCAAGAATAAGGTTCCAGTGAAGTACGGATTCCATACCAATGTAGCAACCAAGCCGATGGTTATCTCAGTATTGGTTCAGGTTATCCGTGAACAACTCTATGTAGAGCGAGACGATAGATGCTTAGATGAATATCTCACATACGAGAAGAACGGAACCGTATACGAGGCAGCAGACGGAAAGCACGATGATTTGCTCATGACTAGAGCCATCGGACTCCACATCTGTTTCAATGAAATGGAAATGCCTAAGATGATTTCCATTCAGGCAAGAGTAATGAGAAGAAAGGTTTCTGTTTCGGCAGCAACCATCATATAGTTTCAAACAATTAATAATTACGATTATGAAAGTAACAAAGATTTTCAAGCGCATCAAGTGCGAAATCATGTACCGCCAAGCTACGGCTAAGGCAGACTACGCATCTAAGAAGAACAATGGTGAAATCTTCTACGTCCTTCCTACGCAGAAGGGCAACCTCATTATTATGAATCGCTCACTCTTCGATGCATTCAAGAATACCAAACTGGTAGACAACGACATGAAGGTCAGAGACCTCTTCAAGGATTGTGTCTACCATACAAACTGCAAGAGTGAGAAGGGAAAGCGCAGCCGCAAGCGCAAATTTCTCAGATGGAAGGGCTTAATCTAAAATTTTTCTGCCCTAAATAAACGGATAAAAGATAGGTGGAGAAAATTCTGCCTATCTTTGTCTATTATTAATAATGTATACGTATATGGATATTTATAAGATTGTTAAAGGCAACAGCTTCGACCTTTTCATCAAGCTTCAGAAAGCCTACATCAGCAAGAATAAGCAGATGTTGGAAGATGTTGACGTGGCTGCCATCAGTAATCTAGAAGTACATCTTACTGATGCCTTTGGAGAGTGTGTAGCAAAAATGCCTTTTGTTCAGAGCGGAACAAATAATAGTGAAGTAGAACCGAGTGACATTTGTGTCAAGTTTCCACCATTTCTAGAGGAAGGACTATATGGCATTACCATTCGTGGCAAATACAACGGAAACGACATCTGTAGCATTGAGCACCGCCTTTTCCGTATCGTGGAGCGAAATGGCAAGTCCCATATTCCTCTCGGCATCGTAGAGGGTGAAATGGGAGGTATGTACAATGCGAAGTACTGGATAGAACTGAACACAAAAGAAGATGTCATTTTTTCTTACTATGGTGCTTTATCTACCACAGACCCTAACAAGGTTAATGTCGAATACTTACAACAATTCTCAGGTGTTCTCTCTGGACAGACAATAACCATCAGTACAAGCGAAAATGAAGACATCATCTGGGTAGTATCATCTGTTCCTCTCACATTCCTTCAAGGTGGTTTGCCATTGGGAATGCAGCAGAGTAAGATAGGAGAACTATACTATTATCATTCCGATGAATTGATTTCAGGCGATTCCACAATAACGATTATATAACATAAAATAATATAAATATGTCAGAACAAAGATATAACGAAACACTCGTTTCAGGTCGAAAAGATGGTAAGTTGGCTAATTCCGACAACATCTTCGACAAGGACAGAGGAAAGATGCAGTCAGACATCAATAAAGAAATGAAGACTCGCACCGACAATTCCTTTGATTCCTTAAAACAAACCAAGCAAAGTGCAGAGGATGGTGGCGAGAATGTTATAACTCTAACCCGTCATGATGGTACGTCCGAGCAAGTTAAGTTCTACAATGGTAGTAAAGGTAGCAAAGGTGATAAAGGAGACAAAGGTGATAAGGGTGACAAAGGTGAAGTTGGTATGCAGGGAAACAGCGGTGTAGCCGATGCGAGCAACAAGACCCTAGTCAATGATGCTATAACTGGTGGAGAGACCGACTTTCTTTCAGCCGAGGTGGGCAAACTAGGCATCCTAACTTACGACTGTTCAAAAGGTGGAACCGTAACCCACGCTACGCTCCAAGATGCCATCAACTCTGTTCCTACCACATTTCAGAAGGTAGGTCTCACAATCACTTACAAATCAGGTGATACCATCTACCGCTATACTTTAAAGGCAAATACATGGTCAGCAGACCCTGCAAACTGGTTCTCTGTAGTAGATAAACTCAGCGACTTAGCGGATAAGCTATCAAACCATGTGTTTGAGAGATATGATGAAATCAAAGCAGTTTGGGCATTCGACAAGAAAATACCTAATGATGTTATTTATGCAAGACTTATCGGAAAATATTCTACATCAGAAATATATGGTAGTATGAGTAATGTATCTACAGGAAATGGTTTGACGCATGAATTTAATAAAATAGATTTATCTTCTCAAGACCACGCTTGCAAGTTATATCTTACGCCACTAGATAATCAAGGTGTCACCCTTGAATACTTTACTGAGAGTGACCTTGCAAACTACATTAATGATGTTGATAGGAGAGGAAAAAAGGATATTCAAGATGTGAATGGAAAGATAGAAAAATTAACAACCAATCACATTTCAGAAACAACACAAGTTGGCGCAAAGTGGGCTTTTGAAAACAAGATACCAAACATTTTGATGTTTGCAAGACTTGTTGGTGATTATACTGATGCACAGATTTATAATAAAAGAGTGCATACAAACAATAGCTTGACACATGAATTTAAGAAGATAGATTTGAGTTCTTTCAATTCAAATTGTGAGTTATACTTAGCTGCAGAAGAAGAAGGTTCAGTCACCCTTGAATACTTTACTGAGAGTGACCTTGCAAACTACATTAATGATGTTGATAGGAGAGGAAAAAAGGATATTCAAGATGTGAATGGAAAGATGAATAATTCTATAGATTATAATCATGGAAATTATAATCTTATGAAACATATCACCGTCAAAAAGAATGGAAGTGGAGATTTTACGAACATTCAAGACGCAATCAATTCAGTAAAGGATGCAAGCCAAACAAATCAGTACGACATACAAATCTATGACGATTTCATCGTAAATGATTTAACTCAGCTATATTTGAAAGATGGTAGCAGAAACACAAATATTATCCCAACCGCTCTGTGTGCCTTAGTTTGGACTAAATCTTGGGTACATCTTAGAGGTATGGGAAGAACGGTTAAGTTGTCTGTAGTTTCGCCTAGTCAAAATATGGATGGAGATGCTTTTCAATATATACAGACATTGTTCGTGAGGGGTAATGTTATTATAGCCAACCTTGAAGTTACTATTAAAGGTGGAAGATATGCGATACATCAAGATGAGAGTGCCAATGGTTCAAATAGTATAGATGCTAATTGTATTACTAAATATAGAGATATTACAGCAATACATTATGGTAACAACGATTATACAAATGGTAATAAGTGGTCATCATGTTATGCGCAAGCTAATGGAATATCGGATGGTCAGACTATGATTTTTGAAAATTGTAAATGGTATTCTTATACGCAAGAGCCTTTCTATACTCATGAAAATTACAACTATAAAAATAGTTGTAACATGAAATTCAAGAATTGTGCCATGGGAACAGCCTACAATACTGGGAATATAGACAGAAATGTATATTTTGGGGATTTAGGCTCTGGGAAACTTGCCAACGTAACCATCGAGGGATGCAATTTTCCTGCATTTACAGCTTACTCGTTTAAGGTTAACAGGGGCACAGAGAAAGAAAGAGTAAACGATGATATTAGGCTTGGTGGTGTAATGCTCCATGGAAGCTCTAACGGGAAAATGTTGGTGAACCGTCGTAGAATCTATTCTCTATGTCTACAGACTTTGCAAAACAATCACAATGTAAAAGTTGTTGGCGGAACTGCGTATGATAGTATTTATGGAGAAGACTACAAAACATACAATGGTACAATTAACGCTCCAGGATTAGCGATAGGAATACGTTTAATGGCAGATATGCAGTCTTGGTGGGGAGCAGATGCCACTAATGTATATTCATTAGCATATAGATTAGGTAACTGCAAGGAAACACAAAAAACTTTAATTGTGGAGATTGATGGAGAACAGCATGTAATTATGTTTGATAAAAATTATATGACAGAAGATGGCAGTAGCTATGACATACACACAACTCCGAAATATGATTTTAACGGCATAATTAATGACGTTAATGCCACAATAAATGATTATGGAATAGCTTTTGCCTCTAACTTTTGGTATGATTATAAGTACTTTGAGGATGAGGAGAGTACGATGTACAATAATACCAATGAAGCTATTATGCCTATGGATATGCTCGTAAGGAATGGTGATAATTGGAAAAAGGCTAATTCAGAAACCGCCAAATATGTTGAAGGATTTGCAGAGGAAAGGATAAACCCAATGAATTTTGGTAGAGTATGTCTAATCAAAAATTGTTATATACCTGCAACATCAAAAAGCATTGGCATATTATTAACAGTTGACAATAATGCTCATTTAGTGGAAACTTCTGATGAGAGCAAAGCAATATTCAAGTATGTAAACAAAAATGTAATTGATAGATTTTGAACTCTAAGTCGCTGACTTCATAAATATAGAAGAAGGGTGAGTCGAAAGGTTCACCCTTTTTCTATACAGCAAGCCTGAAC